CGTCGCCACCAGTCACCGTAGGTTCCTGGATCACATCGTCAGTCATGAAATGCCCGTAGGGTGTTCACGTTCAGTGTATGACAGCTTTGCAGTCGTGGCCAAGCGCGAGTGGAACACACCGATTCGGGAGCCTTGGAACCCGGTAATCAAGGAAGCGCTTCATGGCGTGGACAACCATGTCCGGCTGTATCTAGCCACGGGTGACGCGTGGCACCTAGGGCAAGCAAGCTTGTTGCGTGGCTATGTGGTGGCGCTGAAGGAATGGATCAAACGGCAGGAGATCACCACTTGACCTTGTTTGCCCAAAATGCAGCTGACAACTTGCCCTTAGCGATGTTCTTTGCGTGGCGTGCCTTGAAAGCGTCGCGTCGTGCCTTGTCAGCGTCTGATTCGGTCTTGCGTGGTGGGCTGCCACTGACACCTTGCTGGCCGAAGCGGATCAACTTGACGGTTTCACCATCCTTTGCCAGTACGGCATGGGACTTGTTCGGATGCTTAGGCGTCCGCTTGGGTTGGTTGTACCCGTCAAATTGCTCGCCGCGATAGGTGATCACTTTTTCTTTTTTGGCTTCCGTGGCTTGGCAGTCTTGGCGGCTGCCTTGAATGCCGCTGCACTGGGGCGACCTTCTTCACCACGACGAGCCATGCGCTCATCGCTGCCAGCTTCGATCCGCTTGCGCTTGGCGTTGATGTTGGCGTAAAGACCAGGTTTCTTAGGCATCACTTCATCCCCTTTTTCTTGGCGGGCTTCTTGGCCTTACCTGCTTCGCTTAGCGCGATGGCAATCGCCTGCTTACGGCTTTTTACCTGCGGACCTTTTCCTGGACCCGGTTTGCCGCTTTGCAGGGTGCCCTGCTTGTACTCCCGCATCACCTTCGCCACTTTCTTGTCCGCTTTGGCCATCTTCCTGGGCATGGGTAATACGTTCCGTCTGGCCTAATGGTAGGCCGGACTGATCAACCCACTGGATAGTGCCGTCTTCTACCTTCTGTAGCCGTGCGACTACAACACCATCGCCAACTGCAACCTCAACCCAGTCGGAATGAACGCGACCGTCAAGGTAGTAACGGATCTTAGGGTTCTCCATATCGTTGCTGTAACTGCTTCAACGTTACTTCGCTGCCGTCTTCACGCACCATGCGTGCCAAGGCATCACGCGGGCCAACCTTCTCGGCAATCTTATTAAAGTAGGCGGCACGGGTTGAACCCAGGACTTCGGCCTGATATGCCTTTGGTTGTTGCTTAAGCCACTCGCCGTAGTTCAGGTTGCCAGAAACCGGGCCATCTGCTGATGCACGCCTGCTGGGACCAGTTCCCCAATCCGGCGGTGGGATACCAAGTGCCTGGTAGTCGATGATCGGGATGGTGGTGCTGCGGCAGTTGAAGTGGACAGGTGGTGTCGGGCCATCGCCGTACTTGAACTCCCGGCCGTCAAGTGATCGGCAGATGGCCGAAGTGCGACCGTCAAGCGTGGCGACGTACCTGTACTTGCCGGTGATGTCTGGATTGGCGCGGTAAACCTGCTGACTGGCTTGGTTACTTACGTCCTGCACACTGGTCCGCACGATGGTTAGCACCTGGTTGTTTGCCATCTTGGTCACCTCACCACCAGCCAGAGCACGTTGCCGGACTGACATGGCCTGCTGCCCAAAATCAAGGTTGCCGACCAGCCGTTGTGCGATCTGTGGCGTAGGTTCGCCGGTTAGGACGCCATTACGCACCACTGTGTTGAACATTTGCGCTTGAGACTCAGCGAGACCACGAAATGCCTTCTCAACGATCTGCCCATTGGGCAACGTGATAGCTGCACCTTGACCAGCGGTGAGATTGAAGGCACCAGTCCCAGGCAGTGTGAAATTGATTGCCGTTGGGTCAACGCTGACCACGGTGGCCGCAAAGTTTGGCGCTACCTGCACCGTGCGCACCATCTCCAATGCATCTATCTGGGATGGCAACAGCTCACGCGCATCAGCCACGCCACCACGGATGGCAAGCCGCATCTGATCGGTGATGAACTGGGTTTGCAGTTCGGCTAAGCCTTGCAGTTCACCCGATACCAATGCCGTGCTGGTGCCTGCCCAGGTGTCCAGTGATTCCCGCAGTTGGGCCAAGATCACCCGCAGGCGCTGTGCTTGGTAGCTGGCAGGGGACACGATGCCACCACCTGCTGTAGCTACGCCCATGTCAATACGGCGCAGGTCATCCACTGCGCTAAGGATCACGTCGTTGTAGGCCCTCACAACCTGATTAGCCACCGCGTTGCTGTAGCGGTTTAGGTCAATCGCATTGCGGTAAATGTTCGCAACAGGATCGTTGCGGTTGATCCGCCGCTTGAACTGATCAATGTCAAGCAGCCGCTGGGTGACGCCGCCGCTGTAGGTCATGAATCGTTAGTGCTGATGTCCTCAGGGATGCTGTCCTCAACCTGCTGCTGCTGACCGCCAGCCATCTCGATCAACCCGCCGTTTTGCGTGGCCATCAGTTCCTCTTCAACCTCGAAGTCATCACCAAGCACGTCGCCGTTAGCCAGTTGCTCCAGCAGCGTCTTTTGGCTAATCACACCAGCGGTGTAAGTCTGAAGTAAGGCAAGCTGATCGGCTGGCTCAAGACGTGCGCCAACAAAGTCGCGGTTCACGATGCTGTTGCCCACTTGGGTGATGTTCAAATACTCGGCATGGAACCGCAGGCAGTTATCAATCGTGTCCTGCACCTGCTGGGCGATCACCATCATGGTGCTGTCACCTTGGCTGCGGTCGATGCGCTTGGCCTCGGCAGTTTCAGCCGATAGCTTCTGGCCTAAGACAGCGGACAAACCCAACTCGTTGATCTGACCAGCCAGTTGCTCCAGCCGCTTGAACTGCGAGTCGTAAGACTTGCCAGTCGGTTCGATGTACTCGGCGCGGCCATCAGCAGGGAACGCGATCGCTTCACCGGGTCCAGCGCTGACTTCTTCGGCGGATGTGGGGAAGCCGTAGAACGCCAGCATCGGAACGCCGCTGATATGCAGCATGTTGTCCAGGTCGGACTGGATCTGGTACGTCTTGAGGTTCAATTCGGCAATGTCTTCCATCGGCGGGCGTGATTCAAACATGCCGACGCGGTTGGCATAGGCAACGCTGAACGGGATCTCGCTAAGGCTGGTGGTGCCTTCATCAACGATCTCCCAGCTTGCCTTTTCGTTGCGTTGGTGTAGTTCAAACGCACCAGGCGTCAACACCCGGATCTGTTCCACTTGCTTCTCGCCGTACAGACCATCGGCCACCACAATCCGTTCCATCAGCCGCAACTGGGTCAGCTTCTGGGCACCTTCACTCATCTCAGTACGCCAGCCGAGGATGTCCCGTGGCGTGTAGGTCACCCAGTATGGTCGTCCATTTTCACCAGCAGCAGGAGCATCCACAAGGACGCCAGCGTGGCCATAGCGAACCATTTTGCGTCCAAGTTCAGAGGTCCAAATGTTGAGGTCGTTGCCTTGTAGGTCTACGTCAAACAGTTGCTCACGCACCACGTCGGACACCTCTTCAAGGCGTACCGGCTTGCGGGTCAACATGCCAGCCAACATCCGCTCCAGGCGCTGGTAGTACGGCGGGCAAACGCTGCGTGCAAGGCGGTTGTCGTATGACTCGTCTTCCTCGCGTGGTTCCTGCGGCAGGTAGCGGCGATGCTTGCGGCGCATCTCGTAGGTGCCGCCCATCAGATCCTCGATCAAGATCCAGTGGGCCTCCATGTTCGCCCAAGCGCTGTTGGGGTCGTTGACTGCCGCAACTTTGCGGGTCAGCTGCATGTTGTATGGGTTGAAGCCGGAATACACGATGCAGCGCCGCTACTTTCTTACAATCTACTGCGGGAGAACGCGGTCGATTGTAATTCGTGCCTGGCCGGTTGAATCGACCTTGATCACTTGGTGTTTGCGTGGCTCGTCACCCTTGGGCTTAAGCGCACGACCGACGGCGGTAACGATGGGGCGGGTCATGCTGCTGCCTCTTCGTCTTCTTCGCCCACGGTCAGGATGTCCAAGGCGATGCGCTGTTGCGTGAGCTGCAACGCGCCAAGCAGTTCGATAGCAGTCAGTTCTTCGGCACTGTCAACGATCAGGTCGTCCAGCGCGTCTAGGAAGGCTTCCATTGGATTGGAGTTGGGCGTGGTCAGCCTACTTCTTTTTGGGCTGCTTGGGCTTAGTTGGACGGAACTTTGGTTTGGGTTTAGCTGGTAGCCCAGCAGCAGCGCGATAAGCACGCATTACCTGATAGTCAAGGCGTTTGCCAACTGATCTTGCACCTTTAACTTCTGCAACAAATTCATTGACATTTGTTGTGGCATATTTGCTAACTCGTCTAGCCATTTTAAGTGAATTAGCGTCAAAATATTGCTGTTTTCCCAACGTTCTGTGCTTTGCATGACCAATTTCATGCCCAATAATTGATTTGGGATTGGCACTTGCAAAAAGTCCTTGTCTGCGGCTATCCAACTGATCTTTTGCTGGATTTTTCCAAAATGGATGAGCTGTATTTATGGTCATCCTTCTGGCGCCGGTTTGCAAATTCATTGACACAGACGCAATATTGCCAGATCTGCTTCGGCTTTTCGTTTCAATCGGCAAATCAGGCATTGATTTTTGCGCTTGTTTGATTGCATTTTGAATATTTGCTTTTTTATCTGTACCGTATCCATGTTTTATTTTTTTGGGTTTTGATATTGCACTTACAGGAAATGCATTAGCATTCATCAGCTTTCCGGGCCTGAATTTAGGTTTTTGCGCAAGCTCGGTTCTTTTGCGATTGCTGATGATTTTTTCTTGAGCCTTGCGCCCTGCAACATAATTTTTCCATTTTTCAGCGGGCATGTCAATTCTTGCAATTTCACGTTCTTTTTTTGTCTTTCCTATTGTTCCAAGTGGTATGCTGCCCATGCGATCTTGACTCATAAGATCAACTCGTTGCCTTTTATTTTTGCTTTTTTGTAAAGGTGTTTTTACCGCCGATTTATTTGCTTTTTGTTTTGCGGGTTTTGCCACTCCAATCTTCCCAGCCGCCGCCGGGTTGCGCTTCACCTTGCCAGCAACAGTGCCGCTTGGCTTGGCCGCTGCGGCCTTGGTGGTCTGCGTGGCCCGCTTATTCCCTGCCGCCGTGCGGAGTCTGCCGCCCCGTGCAGTAGCGCCAACTTTTCCACCGCCACCGCTGCTGCTTCCGCCACTTGCAAAGCGGCCTCGGTTGTCTCGGGAGTAGCGGCGGGCCATGTACTTACCAGATCATTTGCGCAGTCTAGTAGAGCCTGATACCCGTTCCTCTGCCAGCACCAGCGTGTAGTGGGTTGAACTCACGCCAGATGAGATAACCCAGCGCGTCGTTCATGTGGTCGTAGCCAGCATCTTTATCTGGATCGCCTTTCTCGGTGTAACTCTGAAGCTCAAGGCACTCAATGATCTTGACGCATGATGCGGCGATCTTGAGCCTTACTTCCCCTTTGCCATTCTCCAGCAAAGCCTGAACAGCAGCCACCCGATCCCGGACAGGAGGATTAGCCTTAGGTGACTGGTTAGACATGCCATAGCTTTCGAGAATAGCAATATCGGTTTGTGTTGCGTTTGTACTGCGGTTGCCGCCGCTGGCGTCTGGGTAAACGTAGATCTTGTGGTCTGGGTAGTGCGCCTTGATCTTCTGGGCCAATGCGTCGGTGTCATGGGCACCGCTGATCTCGTCCACGACGTAGAGGCTCTTGCCAACGCGGATGGCGATCACGGCGGACATGTTGCCGACGTTGAAGTCCACGCCGATCCGTAACGGTTCGCGGCTGATGTCCGGCATTTGTACGGCCACATGTTTGGCACGATCAAAGCGGTCATACACCTGGCCAGTGGTGAGGTTGACGAACTCGCCATCAAGGTACGCCTTAAGCAGTTGCGGGTCATAGTTGGCCTGCATCCGCTCGATGAAGTCAGGCGGCAGGTATGGGTTGTCCTGCGTGCGCATCCTGATCAGCCGCCGATCCTCGCGGCCCTTGCCGTCTTCACTTGCGAAGGTCTGCCACATCCAGCGGAAGCCTTCAGGCGTCGATGCTGCTGCAAACTGCCGCACATTGCCAGCACGCAAGCGACCAAGGATCTTGGGGAATGCCTTGTTGGCAATCGCTGGGTTCACCGTGTCGATCTCGTCAGCCAAGATCCAGGCGCCGTTAATACCAATAATCCGCTGCCAGTTCTCAAAGCTGCGACACAGAATCTTGGTATCGCCGCCGGGTAGATGCAAGTTGTACTCAGGCAGCGGGGAAGCGCGGAAGGTGTACGGAATGTCGTACATCTCAAGGAAGTCATCGAAGTCGCTCTGCCAGATGTCGCGGATCAGCGGACCCGTGGGTTCCATGACCACGCCAATGAATCCCTGGTTGGCCATGGCAAGGTGCACAGCCTTGGCGCACAGTGCCCGCGTCTTACCGGCGCCGTAGCCAGCGGACACACCAAGAATGCTGGTGGTCTGGTCATCGACGAACGCAAGTTGCCCAGGGTGGAGGTCGCTGCGGATGCGCTCCAAGGTGTCTTTCATTCCCGCATTGAGGGGAACCATGAAGCTGAGAAGGTGTGAGTCATCAAGACCCGCCAGCAAACTCATCAGCTCAACTCAAAACGCAAAAGCTTCACCTGAAGTTGCACTGAATTGATCGCAACCATCAGTTGCCCGCGATCTGCGGCCTTTTGTTCGTACTTACGAAGGCGTGCAAGTGCTTCGGCAAGGAATGCAGGACGCGAAAGATTGCAATCCTCCATCAACATTTCCCTTGCGCGGGCTATGTATGAATCTGTCTGCCGATCAGAGATACTCCACTGATCCGCCGCAAATTGCACGATGTCCGCACGCGACTTCCCTTGACAGAGCAGGCCGTAGACCTGAGTGCAGCGCAGTGCAGCGGTTGCGTTATTTGCTTTTGCCATGAACGAAGTATATGAGTTACTACAACGATGAGTGAAGAGCATCAAAATACGCGGCGCATCTTTCCAGGTATCGGATTTCCGCACTACGCAACTCATCCGCACTTAACTCCCGCACATCCGCTGCACCAGCTCGTCTCGCCACCACAATGAAGGCCCCCTTGGCTTCGATGCCTGTGAGATGCTTAAGACCAAGGGAATACGCGCCAAGTTGGTCGGTGTAGTCCAGAAGCATTGCCTCACTGCGGCGGTTGGCGCTTGTCTTCCAGTCGCAAATCACCGGACCGATGCCCGCCACATCGCCGAGAAAGTCAGCCGTGCCAGCAAAACCAGCCGGGTGATGCACGCTGAACTCCACCGCATGAATGGCGGTGACGTTCTCGCCAAGCCATTGCAGCAGACTGCGGCGGTATCCACTTGCGCTAAGGCCAACTTTCGGGGCGCTTGGCGTGGTTTTCTTTACCGCCCAACGAATCAACGGGGCCGGTGGACGTGTAAGGCCGTCCTCTTTTTCGTAAAACGACCCACGTTTGTTCGCCGTCTGTGTTGCCAACTTCTTTGCGGTACGTAAGACGTACTCCGCTGCGTTGTGCGCTCGTGTGCCGCGTTCTGCTGCGGTATCGCGTTGGGCTGCTGCATTCGCCTCACCAAGTCGCGCTGCCCATGCTTCAAGTACGCCCTTGCTTTCACTCGTTGCGCCGAGTATTCGCGTCACGCTGTGATAAATCTCACCGTTGCCGTCGCGGTAAATGCGCCCACCCGGATCGCTTTCATCATCTCGCTCCAGCTTCCACCGTTTGAGTGACGCCAAGGCAGCGTTTGGGTCTAACGGTGGGTCAGTCATGTATTACATCTTAGCAGTAAAAAACCCCCAAGTTTCCTCGGGGGCGGTACTTATGCGCTACCTGACGCCTTACTGCTTGTAAGGATTCCCGCCTTCAATGATGCGGGTAAGGTCAAAGCCAGCACCTGTGACTTCTTCCCACGCCGCCTCGATGATCGGGGTTGCGCCTTTCTTACGGGGCACTGGGGTCAGTTTGTACTCCGTAGTAAGTCCGCTGCCTTTCTTTTCCAGCTGAAAATCAATCGCAAGCATGTCCTCGTAGTCGGGCATCTGGCTGATCCCGTCAAGAGCAAAGATGATGCTCTTCTGCGTGATGTTCATCACCTGGATCTCACCCGCGTCGTAGTTGAAGACGGGGAGTGCAATGGCAAACTTTGCGGGTTCGTTACCCGTGCCTTCGCGGTTTATGCGGCGGCTGTACTCGCCCATTTCCACGGCGATCTCGTCGGGAGTGGGCTCGTGGTCGAAGCGGAAAGGCTTCGGCTTACCCTGTGCGTCTTCGCCCCAAACCTCGTAATACTCCACGGGCTCGTCGCTGGTGAGCGCAAAGCGGATGGTCGTACCAGTGGGAATGCGGGAAGGGTTCAGGTAACCACCACCTGTGCCGGTGCTGATTGCGGCCTTGGCGCTTTTAGAAAGTAGTGACATGGGTGTTTTTGGGGTTGATGCGCGAGTGCGGATGGCGAGTGCCTGTGCTTTTGCGCCTTCATACCGTAGCACAGTGTCAAGGGGGTTGCGGATGTGAGTACCATGCAAAAACGCCCCCGCTCCAGTGCTGGAACAAGGGCGTGGT